AGATGGGCGGTGCCACACCGTTCGGTTCGTTTGCTCGCATCATGCAACTATTGGGCATCAACCGGCCACAGGTGGGCTGATGGCCGCCACAGGCATCCTTGCAGCCGCCTACAGCAGCGTCACAACAGCGTTGGCTGATGCTGGACTGGTCGTCGTTACTGACCCACGCAACGCCCGGCCGCTGTCCGTGTTCGTCGAGTTACCCACAGGCGAAGCGTTCAATGAAAACATTGTTGACGTCAGTATCAGGCTCAGACTGTTGGCAGCGCCTCCAGGCAACCAAGACGCCGCCGACTATCTACTGACCACGTTCGACACTATCCATCAACTGCAGACCATCGCGGTTGTAGATTTCACACCATCAACCACCCAAGTGGGGGAACAAATCGTTCCCTCATATGACATAACTGTCAGACTCTCGACAAGGAGAAATTAACCATGGCAACCACCACCGTTCTGAGCCAGCCGGCTCTGCTCATCAATTCGGTCGATTACAGCGACCAATGCACCAGCGCTACAGTCACCATCAACTTTGAGTCACTCGAAGCCACAAGTTTCGCTGATGGCGCACGCAAGTACACCGCCGGCCTCGGTAATCATGAGGTGTCATGCACCCTCATGCTCGCCTACGGCGCCGCAGAAGTCGAAGACAACTTGGCCGCCCTCGTCGGCACGACGACCTCGCTGGAGGTTTACGCAACGAGCAGCACCACCGCCGCAGCCGACAACCCTTCCTACACGTTCAGCGGTGCCTACCTCGAAAGCATCACACCGATCAACGGATCACTGGGAGAACTTCAAACCATCGACCTGACCTTCACTGGCGGCACTTACGTCCGAGCCACGTCCTGAGTTAAGGCATAGCCAACATGCAACTAACTCTGAGCGTAGACATGGGCGAAGGCCCGTTTGAAGTATCCACAACCCTTTACTGCTGGCTTCTGTGGGAACGCAAAACGAAACAGAAAGTAGCGAACCTGCAAGACGGCATAGGGTTCGACGACCTTGCCTTTTTGGCTTATGAGGCGTGCAAACTCCAGAAGATTGTGGTGCCTGCTGTGTATGACGATTTCTGCAAAAAAATTGTGACCCTCGAACTTGTGGACGGTGAAACCGAGCACCCTACCGAAGCGGCACCTACCGGCGACAACTAGCAGAGGTGCTGGTCGTTGTCGGCTGGTGGCCGCATGACATACCATTCGAAGCAGCAGATTTAGCCACTGTGGTGGACGTACTGAAAGAACAGAACAAACATGGCAAAAGCAACACTAGGCGTGGCCGCTGAGGCTGAAGGTGTTGCCGACGCCATCCGCACGTTAGGCCGTGTCGATAAAGAACTCAAAAAAGAGTTAGTGAACTCAATAAAAAAAGCGGCTGACCCGCTTGTCAACGAGGCCAAGAGCCTGGTGCCTAACGCCAAACCGTTAACGAACTGGTACGGCTGGAAAGGCGGCTACACACCAGCGAAGGTAAAGCGTGGGATTAAAGTGTCGCAACGCAACACCGCCCAGCGCACACGCTCAGGCCAGCAACAAGAAAAAATCAAACTGTTGGCACTCGTCCAAACGAACGCCGCAGGCGCCATCTACGACATGGCCGGCAAAGCCAACGGTGCAGGCAGAGGCTCAGAGAACGCCGCTAGGGGCCGGGCCATGATTGAGAAACTGAACAAAAGCGGCACAGCATCACGAACGCTGTGGCCGGCAGCCGAGAAACGTCTGGGTGACGTGCAGGACGCCGTAAAAGACGCCATCAAAGACATGGAAGACACGATTGAGAGAGGGCTGCGCTGATGGCTATCACCGTCCCAATAATTTCTGAGTGGAATAAGAAGGCCTTAGGCAACGCTCAAAAAGACCTCAACACGTTCTCGAACAAAACCAAAAAGTCGTTCGACGGTCTAGCGAAAGCCGGCCGCAAAATAGGTTTAGGTTTGGCGGCTGTCGGTATTGGCGCTATTGCTGTCGGCAAAGACCTAGTCGCCGCAGGTGAAGCCGCCTCCACCTCGAACGCCCGCATCGACCAGATCGCCGAGTCAATGGGCGTGTTCGGTGACGAATCAAAAACAGCAACGAAACGAATCAAAGACCTGGCAAACGAAATTGCACGTAAGACAGGCATAGATCAGAACCAAATCAAACAGGCACAAGCGACCTTGCTCACGTTCGGAGAGATCGCTGAAACCGCTGGTGACGTTGGGTCATCGTTTGACAGGGCCACACAAGCATCTATCGACTTGGCTGCAGCCGGCTTCGGGACAACAGAATCGAACGCTGTACAACTTGGTAAAGCGTTGAACGACCCGATCAAGGGCCTGGCAGCGCTTACAAAATCGGGTGTGACGTTCACCGATGAACAAAAAAACCTGATCGCTTCGCTCGTCGAATCCGGCGACACGCTCGAAGCCCAAAACATGATTCTGGAAGCAATCGAGACACAGGTGGGCGGCACCGCAGAAGCAACCGCCAACTCAAGCGACAAAATGGGTGTGGCGTTCTCTCAACTTAAAGAAAAACTAGGCCAACAATTGTTGCCAGTTTTCGAACAGGTCACTAACTGGGTGATCGGCACGCTCGTCCCAGCGTTAGAGAACGCCTACAACAAGATTGTGCCAGCATTCCAAAATGCGTGGCAAAGCCTCTCAGACACCCTCGGCCCCATCATTCAACAGATGCGCGACGTCCTTCAACCCATCTTTGAACGCATCGTTCAATTCTTGAAAGAAAACACTGAAGTGGTCAAAGTGTTCTTTGCTGTGCTCGCCGGTGCAGCCGTCATAGCGATGATTGCAGCGCTCGCCGCAGCATTTGCCGGCCTACTCAACCCGTTCACACTGGTGGCTGTAGCAATCGCCGGCCTAGCGGCAGGCTTCAAATATGCTTGGGAGAACAGCGAAACGTTTCGCACCATCGTCACCACTGTCTTGGACGTGTTATCAACAGCGTTCACCGCATGGTGGGAAACCCTCAAATGGGTGTTCGACAACGTAATTGGCGGCTGGGACAACATCAAAGCCGCCTTGACACTCGTCAAAGATGCTTTCGTGCTCCAGTTCGACATCATCAGCGGCGTCGTCACCACCGTCTACGACGTCGTTATGGCGTTAGTCGACGCAGTAAAAAGCGCCATCGACTTTGTGGGTGACCTCGGTGACGTAGGCGGAGGCATCGTCGGCGGCGCAGTCGGAGGCATCAAAAAAGGCGCCGGCTTCCTAGGTGGACTGATTCCGTTCGCCGACGGAGGCATCGTGACAGGCCCCACACCAGCCCTCATCGGCGAAGCAGGCCCAGAAGCCGTGATACCGCTCAACCAATTGGGCAGCGTCACAGGAGCAAACATCACAATCAACATGCCGGCCGGCACTGATGGCGATGAACTGGTGCGAACGTTGGAACGCGAAACACGTCGCCGTGGCTCAATGGTCGGCACGTTCACAGGGAACACGACCCGCATATGACGATCGACGCCACCTGGCAAATCGAGATCGGCGTCAAAGGGGCGATGACCGACTACACCAGCAGGGTCGCTGGTATGAACGTCAAGCAGCGTTTAGGTCGTGCACGGCTCGGCACAGGCAACGCTGTCGTGACAATGCTAAACAATGATGGAGCACTGACACCGAACGGTGGCGGCACTTATTCCGGTGTTGATTGGTTCTCCCAGTTAGTCCGTATCAACTGCACCGTGACCGACGGCAGCAGCAACGCAACAGCCAACGTCTTTAGCGGCATCGTCAAAGATTTTTACCTGTCCGACGACGGCACAAACTCAATCGTGCAATTCAAAATGATTGACATGGCTGGCATATTGGGCCAGACCGAAACTTACACATCGCTTGGTTACGACACGGTAGGCGGCCTAAATGGGGCCATCACCCGTGTGTTACGTGGGGACGGCGCCACCATTCCACCAGTGCCCACAGCAGCGTTTGGTGGCACAGATTCCGAATACCGGCCATTCACCATCACTTCTGGAAGCGCTTATTCGTATCGTGTGAACCACGATGGCACACCGGCAGCCCAACAAATCAACGATCAAATTCTGCCCTCCGGGCCAGGTTTCGCATGGTCAACTACCACGTTTTTTGACACCGAAGGCGGAGCGGATGACCCTGGCTTCTACATACTTGTAGTCGATTACACGCTCAACCGCACACTGGCAGACAGTGGCACCCTGAAACGTGCGGCACGACCTCAAACATTCACTGCGAACCCGACAGGCGCACAACTACCCATCAACGACCTCACTGCCGGCTGGAACCATGACGACGTAAGAAACCAAGCCACCGTTGACGGCACCTATTTTGGCCACACGTCGCAAACCGCATCTAACACCGCTTCGATCGACAAGTACGGTGTGCAGGCTGTCACCGTAAACGAATCCGGTGTGACAACAGACGAAGAAGCATTAGAAGCAGCGAACCGTTGGGCCACACTGTTTGACTCGCCCACCTACGCAGCGACAGCGCTCACCGTCAAGATGTCCAGCATCATCAACGACTGCGATGACGCAGCGTATGAATCAGTAGCCAACCTGCTCGACATACAATCGGGGCTGTGGAACGTCGCTACCGTCGAATACACACCGACAGGCTCACCGACACAAGTCGCTGACCATTGCGTCATGTTTGGCCGCACCATCAAGGCAACACCGTCTGACACCACTATCACCGTCGAATTCGTGCCGGCCGCGAACTACCAGTATTTTCAACTCGATAGTGAGGCTCTCGGAGTGCTCGATCAGAACAGGCTAAGATGACACTATGACCGCTTTAGGCGATTTTTCTGCAGGCGACGTACTGACAGCAGCCGACCTCAACGCCATCGGTGAGTGGCAGACCTACACACCAGCGTTGGAAGCAAGCACAACTGACCCTACCTACACGACGGCAGACGGTTTGTATTACGAACTCAACGAAATCGTGTTTGCGCGATTTAGCATCAGCGGTTTCACTTCGGCAGGTAGCGGCACTTATTATGTGACAATGCCAACCGACGTCGTAAGCGATCTGTTTCCCGTCGGTTTCGGTTTGTACAGCGACGGCAACACCCGTTACTCATTTACGGCTGCAAAGTCGTCATCTGCTGCACGGCGTTTGTTTATGGTTGCTGCACATGACCAAGACATAATCAACAATAGCGACCCTTTTACGCCGACTAGCGGAGACTTTTTGCGTGGCACGGCTATCTACAAGCAGGCATGAAATGTTGATTCATTTGGACACGGAAGCACCCGCAGACGCAGACGCAGAGTATTGGTTGAAAGCGATGCGGAAACGGCGAAATAAACTGTTGACTGCGTGCGATTGGACACAAACCAACGATGCACCCGTAGACCAACACGCATGGATGGCCTACCGGCAGGCCCTTCGTGACTTCCCGTCAACGTGGACACCATCAGAAACCGTCGAGTTCCCAGAGCCGCCGTCATGATGCGTGTCGCTGTGCTCATCTTCAGCCTGTCGCTCATC